GTTCCTGAACCAATCGGATCCGAATACTGGAAAGAAGAAATATTACCTCCCGCATTCTTTAAAGGAGAATCTGCACCAGAAGGTCTAAAAATTATTGGAGATCGTTGGCAAAATCCAAAAACTAATAAAATTTATACTTGGATAAAATCTGGATCAAGATATTTCTGGAGCAGTTGACTTTTTAATTTTTTATGATATGATTCTTTTATGATTCTAGTAGACAACAGTCAATTACTAATTGCCAGTATATTTCAGAACATGAAGTCCAATCCAGTAATGGATACAGATTTTATAAGACATCTGGTATTTAATTCGTATAGATCTATCAATAAAAAATTTGGAAATCAATACGGAAAAATAGTTGTCTGTAATGATGCAGGTCCGTCTTGGAGAAAAACTAAATTTCCATATTACAAACAAAATAGAAAACGAAAGCAACAGACTTCTGGTGTAAATTGGACAGAGATATACGAAAATATGTCAATTGTTCGATCTGAAATATTAGATGTTCTACCTTACAAGAATATCAGAATCACAGGTGCAGAGGCAGACGATATTATTGCTGTGCTGGCAAAGCATCATCATCAAACAGAATCTGTTTTAATAGTATCAAATGATAATGACTTTCAACAACTTCAAATTTATCCAGAAGTAGAACAATACAGTACTATAAAGAAAGATTTTGTTCGTTGTGAATCTCCTAAACAATATCTACTAGATCATATCATGGAAGGAGATTCAGGGGACGGAATACCTAATATCTTGTCAGACGATGATACTTTTATGACAGAAGGAAAACGACAAAACAGATTGACTCGTCAGAAAAGAAAAGAAATACTAGAAAATTTAGGATCTATTACAGGAACTGAATGGGCAGATAACTGGTCTAGAAATAAAATGTTAATTGATTTGAGTCAAATTCCAGATGATTTAGAATCACAGATACTAGAGGCCTATTCTCGTCCTGTTCAAACTAAAATCAGTTTATTAGATTACATGATATGTCATAAACTGAATAATTTACTAGAAAGTGTAGGAGACTTTTAATGCGATCAGAGTATTCAGATGATTTTGAGTCGTGGAAATCTAAAAAAGCAAAATCAGTTTTCCGAAAAGATAAAAAATCTCAAAAAAATAAAGGAAAAAATAATTTTCGAAGAGAAGTGCAGGATTATATTGACAAACGATTAGATGTAGACTATGATTCACAAGGAAACAATAACTATGGTTACTAAAATGAAAACATTTACATTATCAAAACAAACTCTTGGAATATTAAAGAATTTTTCTGGTCTAAACTCAAACATCCTGATTAAACCAGGTAGTGTTATCAAGACTATTACTCCGTCTAAAAACGGAATGGCAGAGGCAACAGTAACAGAAGATTTTCCGGTTGAATTTGGTATCTGGGATCTTCAAAAGTTTCTTGGTGTAGTAAGTTTATTCAACTCGCCAACATTCAACTTTGCCTCAAAGAGTGTTACCATTTCAGACGGCAAAGACTCTAATATAGTGTACTACTACAGTGAACCCAAGTTACTTACAGTACCTACAAAAAACGTTAACATGCCCAAGACAACAGTAAAGGTCAGTCTGACAGAAAAAACTTTTGCTGATTTGCAACGGGCTGCTGCAGTAATGCAATTACCTGATATCTCGTTTCAAAACGAGTCTCAAAAGATCTATGCTGTAATCTGTGATATGGCAGATCCAACATCTAATTCGTATAAGACTCTTATCGCAGAAGATTACTCTGGTAAAGAACAAATGACCTTGAACTTTAAAATAGACAATCTCAGAATGTTACCTGGAACGTATACCGTCAGGTTCTCCACGAATGTAGTAGGAGAGTTTACTAATGATACGATACCAGTCAAGTACTGGTTTGCCATGGAAACTAATTCTAAATTCGAATAAGAAATGAAAACTTCAACTGACTTTCTTTGGGTGGAACGTTATCGTCCACAAACTATTAAAGACTGTATTCTTACTAAGAGTCTGGAATCTACATTTCAGGAAATGGTAAAGAAACAAGAAACTCAGAATCTGTTATTTTACGGTACTGCTGGAGTAGGAAAAACTACTGTGGCAAAGGCCTTATGCAGTGAAACAGGATCTGATTGGATCATGATTAATTGTTCAGAAGACGGAAATATTGATACTCTTCGAACTAAAATCAGACAGTTTGCCAGTACAGTAAGTCTGACCGAGGCCAAAAAGGTGGTTATACTAGATGAGTTTGATTATTCTAATGCAAATTCTATTCAACCTGCACTCCGAGGAGCAATTGAAGAATTTGCAAATAATTGTAGATTTATTTTGACCTGCAATTACAAATCCAAGATTATCGAGCCGATTCATTCCAGATGTACTGGTGTAGATTTTGCCATACCTCGGGCGGAAAAACCTGAAGTGGCCAAACGATTACTTCGTAGATTAGAGTTTATTCTTAAATCAGAACAAGTTCAATACGATAAGGCCATTCTGAGTCAATTAGTATTAAAACATTTCCCGGATTTCAGACGAATAATCAACGAACTGCAAAGATACTCGGTTTCGGGGTCTATCGACCAGGGAATTCTGTCAAATTTGACTGAAATTGAACTTCGAGACTTGTTTCAGGCCCTAAAAGAAAAGAACTTTAATTCTGTTCGAAAATGGGTAGCCCTGAACGCAAACGAGAACCCCACAGAACTGTTCAGGCGGGTCTACGATTCCCTACAGGACGTTCTTGTACCTCAGACCATTCCCAATGCGATAACCTTGTTGGCAGACTACCAATACAAGTCTGCGTTTGTAGCAGACCAAGAAATTAATATGATGGCCTTTCTTATAGAACTTATGGTGGCCTGTGAATTTAAGTGATGTATTAAATTCAATCAATTACACTAAAGTGAACCTGCTTGATCAGGGCCTAAACTCGGAATACGTTCCGTATCTGGTTAATCGGTGTCTTTCTTATTTTCCAGACACCTTGTTTCATGCCAACAGGATGAATACTCGATCCAGCCTGACTCGAGATCAACAATACCAATATTATCTTGAAGGCCTTTCTAAAAGAAAACGATTCAGTAAATGGATTAAACCGGAAACTGATTCTGATTTGGAAACAGTTATGCAGTATTACGGATACTCTAGGAGACATGCCCAGACCGTTCTTCCGTTAATTTCTAAGGAACAAATGGATCAACTTAAAAATTCTCTTAAAACAGGAGGTCAAAAGCCAAAAAACCATAAATAATTCAAATAATGATGTTGCAATCATTAATTATGGAGAATTTATGGAAACAAATGAATCAAACGAAGATCCAGATATTTTTGATGGACTGGGTGTAGAAATTATTCTTAGAAGCAAAGAAGACTTTCTGAAAGTAAAAGAAACTCTTACTCGTCTTGGAGTAAGTTCTAGAACGGAAAAAAAACTATGGCAAAGTTGTCACATCTTACACAAACGAGGTAAATACGCCATAATGCATTTCAAAGAAATGTTTTTATTAGATGGCCTAGAAAGTAATCTGAGCGAAGAAGATGTGGGCAGAAGAAACACTATAGTTCGATTATTAACTGAATGGGGTTTAGTTGTACCGGTAGACGAAGAAGAATACAAAGAACCTCAAATAAGCTTAGCAAAACTTAAAATAATTTCACATAAAGACAAACAAGATTGGCAACTCATTCCTAAATACCATATCGGCAAGAAGTGATTTGACCTTTATATTATGAAGACACAATTAATTTCGTTCTACGCTGATGTAGACAACAGAACTTATTACAGTGATCATGCCCGCAGATTAAAAGAAAACTGCGAAAAATTAAATATTCCTATAGACATCAGAGAACTTCCTTCCAAACACGACTACAGGTTAAACTGTTTAAGTAAACCTAAATTTATATTGGACATGTTAACAGAGAAAAAACGTCCAATTGTATGGATGGACGTAGATTCCATAATTCATCAGACACTTGATATATTTGATGAGTTAGGTGATATTGACGTGGCGTTTGCCTATCAACTATACAATCCCACTCAGGCACCAATCAATATACCTAAGGCGTCTCCTATTTACTTTAATTATACTGATATAATGCTTGAATTTTTACAGTATTGGATTACAATGACAGAACAGGCCAATCAGTCTGATACTCCCGTATTTGATCATGAATTATTAATGTTTAGTGTTATTCCAAAATACTATAATAAAATGAAGATACATCGTCTTAACAGAGAATACGCAGTTTGGCCAGGAACTAGCTTGGAATCAGATGAAACTCCCAGAATAACAATGGGAATTGCAGACGGAGACTCTAAACGAAAAGGTTTAGAAAATATGGGAATGTCTTCAGCAAATATTGATCATCAACTCATAGGAAATCGTTTCAATGAAACCTAAGATTAAATGTTTAGGTGCTCCTTTTGATACAGAGTTTTCTTCGTGTTCCGATATTAAACCTGTAAACTTTGAATGGAGTTTGGTAGAAGGAGACTATCTGGTTCATATCGACCGAGGTTTATTAATAGAACCAGAATCAGACTATTTGAAAGAAAAGCGATTTGGATGGACATGTGAATCTAGCCATATTATTCCTGATGTAGTGGAATTTTTAAAACAAAAACACAATGTTTTATTCGACGATTACTATAATAAAATATTTACACACGACTCGAGTTTATTGGAATTAGATTCAAGATTTGTGTATTGTCCAAACGGTAGTAATTATCCTTGGATACGAAAAAAAGATTGGGGAATTTATCAAAAAACAAAATTATGTTCCATGTTTTGTTCTCCTAAAAAAATGACAGAAGGTCATGTGTATCGCCATCAAATAGCAAAATTAGCATTAGATTGTGAATTTGATGTATTTGGTGGAGCTCATGGGACACAAAGAACAGTCAATGATCCAAGAAATCCGTGGGATACAAAAAGTGAAGGACTAATTCCTTATATGTTTAGTATTATTATAGAAAATGGTAATTGCGATTCATATTATACAGAAAAAATAACAGATTGTTTTGCAACAGGAACAGTTCCAATTTATTGGGGAACTAAAAAATTACCAAAACAATTTGATCCTAATGGAATTATATGGTTGTCCGATAATAATGAAACTTCTATTTTAGATACTCTTATACAAGAATTATACGAATCTAAAATGTCATCAATAAAACACAATTTAAATGCTTTAGTCGACCTGAAACCAGCTGATGATTATTTGTTTCAGGAAATTACCAAATGATAACTTTTTCATTATTGGGTAATTACGGGCGTCTTGGTAATCAAATGTTTCAATATGCTGCAATAGTTGGTATTGCAAAAAAGAATGGTTATGATTATTGTTTTCCGCTAAAAAATACTCAATTACCAAATTGGTTTAATATAACAGCAAAAGATGGATTACACCAATGCCAACGAGCACATTTAGAAGCTTTTGGTTATGAACCAGCAGTCTTTCAACTACCAGATAATATAGATTATTCTGGGTATTTTCAAAGCGAAAAATACTTTAAACATTGCTCTGATTTTATAAAAAACGAATTTGCTTTTAAGTCACATGTAAAAGAAAAAGTAGATCCGTGGTTTAAAGATAAAGAATACGTTTCAGTTCACATTAGACGCGGAGATTATCTACCAATACAGGATATACATCCGGTTGCTTCTGTTGAATGGTATCGTGAAGCTATGGCACATTTTCCTAACAAAAAGTTTTTATTTTTTAGTGATGATCTTGATTGGTGTAAACAAACATTTCCAGAACACGAATTTTCTCCTTTTAACAATGAAGGAGAAGACATGTATGCTATGAGTAAATGCCAAGGGCATATTATTACTAATAGTTCTTTTAGTTGGTGGGCAGCATGGTTAGGTGGACAAAAAACAATTGCACCCAAAACATGGTTTGGTTCAAACGGACCTCAAGACTGGTCTGATATATACTGTAATGATTGGATAATTTTATGATTATTGATATAGAAAAATTAAATCTTCGTTCAAATGGCGTGATACAAATAGGAGCGCATCATGGTCAAGAGCATAAAACACACAAAAAAATAGGTTGTACTAAATTTTTATATTTTGAACCACAAAAAGATGTATATGAAATATTAAAACAAAATATTGAAAAAGAAAAAACAGAGCAAGATTTTATTAAATTATATAATTATGCTTTGGGCGAGGCTCAGTGTATTATGGAGATGTATAAAGAAAAGGATAATACCGGCCAAAGCAGTTCTTTACTAGAACCTTATCTACATCTTGAGCAGTATCCGGGAATAAAATTTACAGAAAAAGAAACAGTTGTTGTAAAAACTTTAGATTCTGTATTACAAGAAGATGGATTAAATCCAGAAGACTATGATTTTTTAAATATAGATGTTCAAGGGTATGAATTACAAGTTTTAAAAGGCTGTAAAAATCAATTATCTCATGTATATAACATTATGCTAGAAGTAAATCGAGCTCCAGTTTATAAAAATTGTGCTATGGTTTATGAAATTGATGAATATCTAGGACAATACGGATTTAAACGAGTTATAACAGAGTGGGCTGGTGGGATATGGGGAGATGCAATATACACTAGGAGTACATGATGACACCATTTGTGACTTATTATTATGATTACAGCGATTCTAAGTATTATGAAAAAGCCGCAAATAACCTAAAACAACAAATACAAAATCTAGGTGGTGAATTATTAATTTATAATCCCGAGCTAACCGAAAGCTATAATATTAATTGTTTGCAAAAACCTAGATTTATTTTAAACACTTTACAAGAATTAAAGCACGATATAATCTGGATAGATGCAGACTGCCACATGAGTGCTCTTCCCAGTGAAATGGATTCTATTAAAGAAGATATTGGATTCGTTATCCGCACTCATGATATGAAAACACCACACAGTGCAATAATTTATTTTAAATATAATGATAAAACTTTATCATTTATTAAAGAATGGTTAGAAAAATGTGAGTCTGAGATAGAAAATGTAAAAACAGGAAAATATGATGGTGGTGATCATTGTAAGTTAATAGAAACTTTTAATAACAGAAATGACTTAACGTATGCACTATTTCCTCCAACCATAGCATCATCTAATGACAGACGATCAAAAGTTCTCATAGGAATAAGTCCGGGTGGTTGGGGAGTAGAAACGAGAAAAGTAAAATGAGAACAATTAACTGCATAAACACCAAACATCTTGGTGATTGTATACAGACATTACATTTTTTAATTAATGCTGCAGAAAAAAATAATGTAGTATTTAATTTTGTATGCAATCCAACATATCAAAATCAATTACAGGATTTGTTAATAAATCATAAAGATAAAATTAAATTAACAACTTATATAAACCCAGCCGAAGAGTATATAGAAACTTGGGTTGCTGGTTACGGTGATTATGGAATTATAAACGATCAATGTATTGATGAACAAGGATTTACAGATCAAAGTAAAGGATTTTTGATACACTGGAAACGTGTATCAGATATAATGAAAATAGATTGTCCATTTTTAAATAAAGAAGATTTGATTTATAATCAAATTATTTTACTAGAAGATAAAATTAAAAATAAATATGATTATTTGTTTATAAATAGTACTCCCCTTAGTTTAGAATATAAAAATTTCGAAGAAGAAGAACAGTATATAATACAAAAAATTAAAAAGTTAGGAAAAACAATAATAACTTCAAAAAAAATAAAGGATATTCCTTGTACTTTAGATTTTAATCTATCTGTAGTTAATATAGGACAGTTATCAAAAAATGTAAAAAATATTATAGGAGTTAATACTGGCCCTATACATTTGTGTATGAATAAATGGTCTTTACCTACTTTAGAGAGATTTATTGTGTGGTCGTCTAGTCATAATTTTAATTTTGGATCCAATTTTAAAACAGTAAAATCTTTATACGAATTAAATGAAAGTGAATTATAAAAATGAAAAAAATTTTAATCTATGTTGGTGTTAATAAAGGATATGGATTATATACGTTATTAACTAAAAATAAATACGATTTAGTTTATGGATTTGAACCCGATCCTGAATTATATAAAGATATTACTAAATTATTTTCTCCATATTCATTTATAAAATTAATTAATTCTGCGTGTTCTACTTCTACGGGAACTTCTAAGCTGTATATAACAAAAAATAGATGCTCTACCAGTTTAGCAGAGCCAAATAAAGAAGCCTTTGATCCTAGATGTGGAGACGGAATCGATGTGATTGATTCTATAGAAGTAAATACTATTAATTTATTTGATTTTATATGCGAAAATAATATACAAGAAATAGAATATCTAGTTCTAGATACTCAAGGAAACGATTTAAATATTTTAAAAACACTAACACCTTTAATAAATGAAAGAAAAATAAAAACAATATTTACAGAAACACACAAGAATGGACATTTTTTTTATTCAGGAATGGATAATCAATACGATAAATTCAAAGAATTATTAGATAAAAATTATGAAGTTTCTTATTTTAGTGCAGATGATACTATTATTAATAAAGAAAAAGATCCAAATGAACTAGTACAAGCAAATGAGTGGGATACTTGTTGGACATTAAAGGAAAATATATGAGAATAATATTTAGTATAATATTAAATGGATTACATCATTTATTACATAACGACCAATATAGATTTATTTTAAATAATTGTGATAAATGGATTGTTGTTGAAGGCGCATCACAACCAAATGGAAGTACAGCTTGGTGTAAGCCCTTTCCACAGGAATATCATAATAATGGTGGGAGTATAGACGGTACTCGTGAATTTTTATCAGAACTGGCTGGACTAGAAGATAAATTAGTGTATATTCCTTCTGATGGATTTTGGCAATCTAAAGATGTTCAAGTTAATAGAGCAATAGAAGAACTCAAAAAAATAACAAACAAATGTTTTTTATGGGAGTTTGATATAGATGAACAATGGACATCCGAAGCAATGAACCAAGCCGAAAAAGAACTAACAGAGAAAAATTTAAAAACAGGAAAGTTTAGAGCAGATTGTTATATTGGTAAAAATTTAATGGCAATAGGAGAATGGGGAGAATCATATACCGGAGGTTATAATAGATTATGGAATTGGGAAGGAGAAGAGTTTGCTAGACATGAACCTCCTTTATTAAAGGGAATATTAGATGAAAGATCTGCAGTACTAACTCCTAGATTTAAACACTATAATTACTATTTTGAAAAAGATGTAAAATTTAAAGATCTTTGGTATAGTGGGCATGAACAGATACACCACCGTTGGAAACTAATAAATCAATTACCAAAAGAACAGTTTCCTATACACATTTCTGCACTAATAACTGGTGGTTGGGGACAAACTAATAGTGGTATTATTTGGAAAGATTAATATGAATAAAATAATTGGAGCAAATCCTGGAAGCAGCGGATTGGGCGATTTATTGTCTTTAACCATAGTATGTAAACATTTCCCTGGATTAACAGTTCAACTTCATCCAGCATATGAAAAGTTTGCATTTCTTTTTGATGGCTTATGTGATAAAGTTGAACTAACACCAACACCAATTCATACTAAAGGCATTTATATAGAAGATGCAACATTTGGTCAATATATGTTACGTGCATTCGGGTATGAAGGAGAAGACACAACCCCATTTATATTTGTTGATACAAAAAAATACGAACAAGCAAAATTAAAAATTAAAGACATAAAAAAACCATTAATATTTAAACCAAACTGTTCTAAAAGATGGAGTCACATTAGAGAATATAATCCCAAGTATGTCCAAGAAGAATTAAATAAATATATCTCTGAAGGTTATACTCCTATACAAGTCGGAATAAATGAAAATTTTACTCCATATAAAGGTTGTATCCATTGGCCAGATATAAATTTAGAAGATCTGGCAGCTTTATATAAAGCTGTAGGATTTTATTTTGGAACAGATACTGGAGATTACCATTTAATGATTGCTGTTGGAGGAAAAGCAGTAGCTTTAGTACCAGGTAAAAATTATCCAGACTACAACCCAAAGCAATCTATACCACATTTTTGCCCACGAGCAATTATGCAAATTGTACCTAAAGAATATTGTAAATAAGAATTAATATGAAATACGTTATAACATCATGTAATAGAAAAAAAGGAACAAAGGGAGACGACACAGGAAATCTAACTCAGTATTTTGAATTGGGTTGGGAACTTATAATAAGTCGTTTGTGTCTTATTTCTATGATAAAAGAAGGACATTTCAATCCAGAAACGGACACGGTTGTTACAAATTCTAGTAGAGAATTTTTATATAGTGCATTTTGCAAAAACGTAATATCATATGAAGATTTTCATGATATGAAACTTTCAACTGATGATAAAATTTTTGATTTAGTTGAAGAAGTCGTCTTGGCTGGAGGATATAGAGTAAATAACAGTGCAGCAAAACTGTGGGGCGTTAGTGCAATAAATGCCGAAGAGCCATTTAAATACACCAAAGACCAGGCACCTCAAATACAACAATTTGATCTTTTAGATCCCACACAAATCATTAAAGATAAAAATGATTATATTTGTTTTGTTATAAGAAAAAGAGATTGGTGTGATCACAGAAATCTAACAGAAGAACAAATTAAAACTTGTTTTAAATACGCTAAAGATAAAAATTTAACAGTATATGTCATGGGTAAAGGGTGTGAAACATATAATGATCCAGAAAATAATGTGTATCATATAAATTTAAGAGAATTAGCAACACTAATAAATCATAATAAATGTAAAGCATTACTAACAACTTTAACTGGCGGAAGTGTTATACGATTTTTTACAGGAACATGTCGTATGATTACTTTTGATCTTGGTTCAGAATACAATCCTAAAACTCCATTGTGGGGAGGAGATATGATTGTATTCTCTAATTTAAAACCATATAATTGGATTTTATTAAATAAATTTGAAGAAAATATATTAAATGTTCTTTAAAGAAATACATTTTTTTAATCTTTGCAATAAAGGAGACATCCATAGCTCTAGAGGTATTGTTAAAAATATTATAAAAACATATCCAACACTACCTATTTTTTATCACCATAAACATGGTAATAAATTATTGCAAGATGTTCAATTAAATTATTCTAAGGAATTATTTGATTTTAAAGACATATTAACAATTGTAAATGATAAATTGTATATAAACACTTGGTTAGGTCAAAAACGACCAGATGGTGTTCAATTCTGTTCTACGTGGGGCTGTAATTGCATTTCTAATAAAGAATTATTAAATTATATTTTAGAACTTTTAGGTAAAAAAATATTTGATAATACTGAATTTGATGTTATACCAACTATAGATTATTCTAAATTTAATGTAACAAATATAGACAATTATATAAAACAGAACAAGAAAAATATATTAGTATGTAATGGACCAGTTTTGTCTGGCCAATGTCCGAATTTTTCTTTTATACCACTTATAACAGAATTGTCTGAAAGATATAAAAAAATAAATTTTATATTGACCGAAAAACAAAACATAAATGCACCAAATGTATATTTTACAGAAAATATAATAAAGGAACAAGAATGCGATTTGAATGAAGTTTCATACTTATCAAAAAAGTGCTCTGTTGTTATTGGGCGAGCTTCTGGTCCATGGACTTTTGCACAAACTTTTGATACTTTGGTTGATGAAAATAAAACTTTTATTTGTTTTAATAATAAACGTGAAGATGCATTTTTACAGAAAAGACAGTTTGTAAAAAGATTTGGAGCGATAATTATTCGTCTGAAAACATATTTAATATTTTAAATTCTGAGATATCTAAAATATGATAAATTTAATATTTAAAAAAACTAACAAAAAATATCTTCAACAATTCTTATCATCATGCACAGATGAACTAGACCATTTTAGATATTTTGATAAAAGAAAATTAAATGTAATACAAGATCAAATTTTAACTAATTTAATATTTATTGATAAAACACCAATTGCTTATTTTCATATAGAGAAAGAAAATAATACATTTTGGTTTGGAATTTGTATTAATAAAAAATATCATCAATTTGGGATAGGGTCATTAATAATGAATACTGTTATAAGTTTTTGTAAACTTAATAATATAAAAACAATAAATTTAACAGTAGATGCAGATAATAATTCTGCAATAAGTTTGTATCTAAAATATAAATTTAAAATAAAAAAAATAAAAGATTCAACCATACATATGGTGTTAGATATCTGAGAAAGGATTATATGATGGCAGATACATTTGGTGGTCTAGTTGATAAGTTAATAACTGTTGATATGAAAATGTGGGACAATCAAGAGTTATTATATGAGATAAGAAGAATGTCCTTTGATGAATACAAAACAAAATACTTTAATAATGAAGATGGCGCTAAACTTCTATGGTCTTGTTTAAAGAAAGCTTGCGACCTTAATGTACAAAGAAATCAACTAATTGACGAGGTAGATTCTAAAGTTATAGAGATTGTAACTGCTGGAATTAATGGCGAAGAATTAGATGCAGGCAAGTTTATTCAAAGAAAACATAAAACATATTAATGTATGTCTGTTTTAAAATTAGAATCGTTAATATGATACCAATTTATAAACCATATCTACCCCAAACTTCTCTAAATCATGCAATAGATGCTATTAATAGTGGTTGGATATCCTCGTTAGGAAATTATAAAAATTTAGCAGCTAACAAACTTTCAAATATTTTAAAAGTTAATAATATGTTATTAACATCAAATGGAACAGTTGCTAGCCATCTATTGATAAAGGCTTTAAAATTTAAATATCCAAATATAAAAAAAATAATTGTTCCTAATAATGTTTATATAACAGCATGGAATATTTTATTTTATGATCATAACGAATATGAAATAATAACAGTAGATGCAAATTTAAATACATGGAATGCAGAGTACACTAATCTGGATATAGATCCAGATGCAAAAGATATTGCATTCTTAATAGTCCACAACATGGGCAATATTATAAATGTTCCTTCATTAAAAAGAAAATATAAAAATGCTATTTTTATAGAAGATAACTGTGAAGGAATATTTGGGGAATATGACGGAGTTGCATCTGGTTCTCAATCTCTCTGTTCTTCTTTATCGTTTTTTGGTAATAAAAATATCACAACAGGAGAAGGTGGGGCACTAATTGTTAATGACGATGAACTATTCTCTTATTTGAATAAAGTGCATGGCCAAGGCCAAACAGAAACTCGATTTATCCACGATATTCTTGGCTATAATTATAGAATGACTAATGTTCATGCAGCTATATTATTAGGTCAGTTAGAATTATATGATCGCATTAAGCAAATTAAAAATGAAATGTTTAAAAAATATAAAGCACATTTAACAGGAATACCAGGAATTTTTTGGCAAGAAGAAGAACCTGGATGTTCACACTCTTGTTGGATGTTTGGGGTAAGAATAGAAGGAAATGCTTCATATAAGAAATCTAAAGAGTTTTTTGATAAAAAAGGAATAGAAACTAGACCATTATTTTATCCAATAACACATCATAAGCATCTATCACACATAAAATCTACAACTAAAATAGCAGAACAGTTAAATAATGAGTGCGTGATTTTACCAAGTTATCCAGAATTGACAGATTTAGAAATAGAATATATTATAGACTGTGTGAAAAAATTTAATAATGCTAAATGATATCATTAATAAAAATTTTAAATCAATTGATAATTTATTTAAAAATATAAATAAAGACGACCTTACATTTTTTATGGAGTTATAATGAACAAAAGTGCTTTGATTATTGGTGCAAATGGCCAAGATGCTTCTTATCTCGCAGAATACCTTCTACAAAAAGAGTATAAAGTTTACGGAACTATTCGTAGAAATTCCGTTCCTGAATCACAAACAACACGTATAGAACATCTTCATAAGAATAATTCTGTTGCTCTACATTATATGGATCTTATAGATCCTATTAGTGTGGATTCAGTAATTAACAAGACAAAACCAGATGAGATATACCATTTAGGAGCGCAGTCGCACGTTCAAATTTCGTTCGATCTACCAAAATATACTTTAGATGTTAACAGTGGTGGAACACTAGCTGTGTTAGAAGCAGTTCGTAGATTCTCACCACACTCTAAGGTATATCATGCTGCAACATCTGAAATGTTTGGTAATTCTTGTGATGCTGACGGATTTCAACGAGAGACTACACCATTGATTCCTGTTAGTCCTTATGGATGTTCTAAATTATATGCCCATAGTCTTTGCCATAATTATAGAAATTCTTATAAGATGTTTATTTGTTCTGGTATCTTATTTAATCACGAATCGCCTCGACGTGGAATAAACTTCGTAACAAACAAAACAGTACTAGAAGCTGTAAAAATTAAACTGGGTATGTCTAAAAAACTAGTACTGGGAAATCTACATTCCAAACGAGATTGGGGACATGCAAAAGATTATATAGAGGCTATGTGGTTAATGCTACAACAAGATAAACCAAATGACTTTGTTATTGCTACTGGCGAAACTCGTTCTGTAAAAGAAATGGTAGAATATGTGTTTTCTAAATTAGACATGAATTGGGAAGATCACGTACAAACTGATAAGAAGTTTGAACGACCTGAAGAATTAGATTATCTTAGAGGAGATCCAACCAAAGCTAAACAACTATTAGGCTGGAACCCCAAATATACCTTTGAAAGCATGATGGATGAAATGATCGAGTATTGGTTAAAGGAACTTGAAAAATGAAACTCACATTATTAAAGAGTGATCTAAATATATAACAACAATTCATATAAATACATTATGAAACCAACTATTACATTATGCATGATTGTGAAGAACGAGTCTCATGTGATCCTGGAATGTCTTAATTCTGTATGGAAACACATTAATTACTGGGTGATTTCGGATACAGGTTCAACCGACAATACCAAAGAACTTATCGAAACCTTCTTTCGAGAAAAAGGTATACCAGGAGAATTTGCTGATTTACCCTGGAAAGATTTTGCTCACAACAGATCTCATGTGTTAAAAGCATGTCAAGGCAAGG